ATCTCCCATCTTGTTCCCTCATAGTATTTATCTTGAAGTAACAAGTACTCAAAAATGTCTTGGAGATCTACGTGTTTTTCTGCAGGACGACTTAATGCCGCTTGAATATCTGGCCATTCTGCATATTTTGGTATCAGATCTTTTTTGATCTTCTCTGGTAGATTGTTAGTTCTCAACGCAGGAGGGTTCTCTAACATCGCCCAGTTCAACTGATCAATAACAGGATTTTGTTTACACCAATCAACCACTTCATAGAACCTCATTGCACTCAAGAAAGATACTAGTCCGTTAAAGTCCACAACTGCGTTGTCAAATGCACCACAGAGTTCGACGTTCTTCTCAACCTTTGCCCAGTCAGTTCTTCTACGCATGTATTCGATTACTGGACCGACACCGTCAACTGATGCAACAACTGCAACATGACTGAAGTAAGGAATATAGGTAAGAAGATTGTGTTTACCTGCCTTGGTTTCTGTCAAGTTAGTTTGGTACTTCAGAGAAATTTTCTTTGAGTGTCCACGATCAATCAGTGCGTCCAACATTTCATATTGTTTTTTCATAATCAAAGGTTCACCACCAATGATTTTGATACTCTTAATATAAGGTGCAAGTTCAATGATCTGATCTACAGATCCCTGTGTCTTATCTCTTAGAACACTTTGTACAAGTCTTCCATTTGGATTAGAGTTCTCACCGTGTGTGTAAGATGACCACACTCCTTTAGTAACCACACCAGCTTTCAAACTTTTCATTCGTGTAGTAGAATTAATGAAGTCACACATGTAACAATCAATATTACATTCTGATCCATAGATCTTTAACTGGACTTCGAATATTCTTTCACTTGGTGTATTGAACTCTTCTTTATAGTAGTGAGAGTTCTTAATCTTAAACTGACCAGTTTTTCTAAACTTGTCTACCTTCGACTCAATCTTATTCCAGAAAGGTGGATCATTCGTATGGATCTTCAAACAGTTGGTACGTCTTGAACGACCATACTTCTCTTCATCTGTATAACATCGGTTGCAGATCTTTTTAACGTTCCTCAGATCAGATCCAGGCGTTGTCATCTCACGTCTGATAGAGTTCATGTATTCACTATCTTCCATCCACTCAACAAGACTTACATCTTCTACTGACACACCACTTGATGCACCGAAACAACATGCCTGATACATACCGTCAAGTTCTGCATAGATCTGAGTAAATGGAATAGTACAGAAAAAGATATCTTTTGCCTTTGCGAGTTGAACAATTGAATTGTCCAACGCAGTTGTCATCTCACCTTTGTCGTCCATGTTCTGCCACCATGCGGCAGTACTGATATGGCCTGGAGTGTTCTTATCGCCAGGTCCGCCTTTAGTAAGATGGATGGGGTGATCTTTCCATACAACTGGTAGATCTCCAACTGGCCAGTCAAACGCCCATGCTTTTTCCTCACACCAGAAACACATTCTACATTCTGTTGTACCATCACAGGTTAAGTATGGAGATGTTCCAACGCAAGATCTACATATAGGAAACAAATCTGACATCAAACCATTTTCAATGAAAACTCCTGCGACAAACTTCTTATCTACATTACAATAAGGTTGATAGATGTTGAATGGTGGCCATTTAGTACTCAGTCTCCACTCTTCTATTGTGTCGAGTTCTTGATCTCTGCGTCTTTCGCCCTTCTCAAAGAAATCTAGTTTGCGCATTTCTTCTGAAGGTGGGTTGCGTGTCATACCATCAAGACGAATCGCATTAGGATCGACTTTCTGTGCCTTTTCCATCATTGCCCAAGAAATTCTATCTACTTGAATAATCTTTGAGACTTGTCTTCGTCTCGGCATAGCTGCAAATGTTTCATTCTGTGCAGTGATCTCATCTACCTCTGCGTGAGTAATGAAGGTTTCATCCTTGTCATTGAAGTCATGGATCTCAATAGGTGGAATATTATTCTCTGGAAATTTGTTTTGCATCCACTCAACAATCAAACGTGCCGCAACCGCATCTTTCGGTGCGTTTTGATCTCGACATGTATATGGTACAAGTTGTACTTGTGGAAAATGTTTTGAAACCAAATACATGAGACTACAAGAGTCAAGTCCACCCGACATAGAGATAGGACATAATTTCGGAATTGTGTCTGGAAACAAGTTTATTGTTTGATCACCGTGTGTAATTTTCATTTGTTTACCCTAACTATCTTTCATTCGTTCTAGTTCTGCGATAAAATCTATCGACTGTACAACACCTGCTTCTTTTGATTTACGCCAGAAGTCTGCAAATGCAACTATGTTTCTTTCTTTTTGATCTCTACCTGCGGCTTGGTACTCAATACACATTGGTAAATAGACTTTCACATCGTGACCTTCTTTTGCCCATGGAATTGCAGAATACGGTGTTTGATCTAATACACACCCTTTTGTATTTGTACCACCAAAGATAACTCTTCGAGGAATTACACCTTTATCAAACAACATAGTTTCGATACTATGTATTGTGGGATATCTCACAGGATCTATTTGAACCCACCTGTGGAAGTCGTCAGCCTCTACCTGTTTGCGCAATTCGTTCATTTTAAACTCAGATTCTCTTTTATGATCTGACAAGATTATGAATTTCTTATGTCTACCAAAGAGCAAACCTCTCAGAGTACTCCAACGAAGTTCTTCAGACGCTTCATCTGTTGACAGGGGATGTCCTTCGAAATGAATAAGGACAATAACATCTCTTAAATGAGCTTGTTTCTTTTTATTCTTTGCCACGTTCTAACACTCCACTATCGTACATTTTCTCGTGTAAGTCCTTACCCATCCAGTAAGGTTTCAATTCTGGATATAGATCCCATAGACTACCTTTAAAATCAGAGTTTCTATATCTTAGATCCATTCTCAACAAATAATCAAACGTGTCTTGATAACTCAGACCACCGTTATCTTCTCTTAGTACCTGTTGAATGTCTGGGAAGTTATCATACTTGGGTATCAACTCCTGTTTAAGATCGTAAGGTAATACGTTTGCAGCTAACAGTTTGGGGTTTCTGATTTCCGACCAGTTCATCATAGACAACCAGTCATCATTTCTCTCTGCCCATTCAATTAATTCGTAGAACCTAAGAACACTCAGGAAGTTGATAACTCCATTAATATTAATTCTAACATTAGGGAACTCAAGAACTGTTTTAATATTCGCTTGGATTGTTTCCCAATTTGATTTACGTCTCATGTAATCGTTATATTTACCAACACCATCAAGAGATATTGTGAATTCAAATACATCGAAATGAGGAATGTAATCAAGAATATTCTTCTTACCGTTTGGACCATCTAATTCAAGAGATGCCATGTTAGTTTGGTACTTAACCATTATTTCTTTAGAATGTCCAGATTCTACGATACCATCAAAGACATCGTAGAATGATTTCATTACAAGTGGTTCACCGCCAATAAATTTTAGATTACGTATATACGGTGCAAGCCTTACAATGTTATCAGCAAACTTTGATTGCACCTGTCTCTTTGGATTATCGTTTGGCAACAGTGATCTTGCACTGAAAACTTTTTGTCCCTTCATCGATTGCGATTGCATAGTCTGTGATCGTGTCGACGAATCAAATGGCATACACATAAAACAATCAAGATTACATGTGTTACCAAAAGTCTTGATTTGCATTTCGAAAACTCTGGATTGCATTCTTGCCTTACCAGTGTCTCTGAAAACCTGAACTGCTTCTGCAATCATTGGCCAAATACCAACATCATTTGTTTGGATTTTTAGAGATGCCTGTCTACGTGATCTTCCATATTCTTTTTCTTGTCTAATACAGTGCTCGCAGACATGTTTACAAGTCTCCAAAGGATCGTTTGGAGTTGTCATCTCTTTGCGCATCTTATTGAGAGTTTCATCATGGACAAAATAGTCTTCGATACTTTTCTCTCTGATGTTTGGTGGTTCATCATCTGGTGCTTCCATTGCCCAAGAACAAGGTAGGAATCGTCCCTTCACATCCGTATAGAGTAATTGAAACGGCGCAGAACAAAACCAGATGTCACCATCTCTGATTTGATCTTCGAAGAGTTTAAACTCTTGAAACCAAGAACTCATGTCAACAGTACCATCTCCAAGGTACATGTCGCCAGGACCACCCTTCCAGAGGTGTGATTGGTTACTTTTGTTACTCATCTTTTAATGATCCTTTAAGTGGGTTCTCATTAATAGGTTGTTGCCAAGATATCTTTTCAACACCCTGATCAGTTTTACCATCTGGCACAATTCTCAACCCAAAATCAAAATCTTCGTCTGACATCACTTTCCAAGGTGCTCTGTTTTCTTGTTGTTGTAAAACGGTTTGTTCTGGCGGGGGTGGAGGGTTTTCTTCCAACCAACGTCTTCTTGGAATGTTATGCCAACTCTCTAGTTGTTTGGTTCTGTGTGCCCAGTACTCTTTCTTTACTCTTGCTTCTCTATGCTTTGCATTAGGTGCGCCTAATTTAAAGTCAACGTTATCTCTGAGTAACGGATTGTCTGTACGGAAACCTCTATTAGTATTCACCACAAGTAGTGCAAAGTTTTCCTCTTTGGCGATCTCAATTGCACGTTCTAGTTCATGTTCGTTGTAACCAAAGACAATATACTGCCATACAATACAGTGTCCTAAATCACGACCTTGTTTCATACGCTTCCATACGTCATCAAAATTAGAACCAATACGATAGAGTTCACTCTTCTTGTCAATACCATCTACACCAAAGTACCAAGCGTTCTCACCTACACCATAACTATATGCTTCGTCCCACCACTTATCTGGTTTACCACTACCGACTGTTGCAATACGAACTGCTTTCTTCTTACCATCACATATTTTTAAAAGGCTTAAGAAGTCTTTGTGGTAGATTGGATCTGAGATTTGACCACAGAAAGTAATGCCGTAATCATAGTAGTCCAATATCTTTTTAAATTGTTCTGGTTCCAAGTCAAAAGATCTACGAATTTGCGTTTGACTCGTAGTCTTCTGTCTAATGCACTGAGGGCATTTGAAAATACATCTATGCGAAGTGTCAATGTTCGGACGACTTCGTCTCTGATTTTTTACGTACAGATCAGTTATTCGACTCATTGAACTGCCACTCCACTTCTCTTCGTTCTTCTTTTTTTAATCTTTCAGAACTTATATTAACTCCACATTTCTTTTTACACATGTATGGTGCATTCTCAGGGCTCCATAAAAGTGTTTGGAAAAAGTTTTCCCATTCGTCAGATGTATAGATGTCCTCTAGCTTTTCATTATTTGAAACAGCGAGGTGTTCATCTTTCAACCCATGCGCAGTAATCCACCTATGAACAGGCGGATCATCTAACCAACAGCAAGGTAGCATAAACCCATCTGAAGTATATGCTGCCCCTTTACTATTGTCACCATGTTTAGGACCTTTATTAAATAAAAATGCGAGACACCTTGGTTGTATTTTCATGAGATTTTTAAACGCTTTTATAATTGGTTGAATATCAGGTTTGGTATTACCCTCTTTTAATCTATTCCAGTACACATAACCACCGTCTCTGAGAGATTTATCTCTTTTGTAAAGCATCTCCTTGCCGTAGTATTTGCATTCCTGAATAATGCGTGGTGCAGGATCAAAGTGATCTTTTGTATAAACGTATGTATTGAAAATACCCAGAAAGTTTTCTACTGGGACAAATATATTATTGAATGCGGGATTTACCCAGTGTTCATCATATGTGATGATACCGTGATCGAAATATTTGGGGAGTTCTCTTGCCGCTACAGTATAGTATATCATATTCGTACCCAAGAAAAGGTATTCGAACTGAACATCATCTTTGTGTTCTTTGTAGATTTCAAAGTTAATATGTTTTTCGAAGTGTTCACCAACACCTTCAGGATACACATCTGTATCACACAAGTCTTCTACTTGTTCTGGGTTAAAGAACTCTATAGCTTTGGGATATTCGGTTGGATGGTTTGATGAATATACACTGATCAGTCTTCTAGAGAAAAGTTCTCTTAAGTTTTTCTTTGCTCTATTGTCATAATCCTTAAAGTTTTTGTACGCTTGGGTAACCATACTTCTACCCATTACCATCGTTATGGGGTATTGGACATTATATTTAAAGTAAAGATATTTGGAATGAACGTATTTACTATTAATCGTATCGATATAATCTTGTTGATCATATAAACGATGTGGTACAACAACTACACGTGCACGAACACCACTTTCATTTAAGAGAGTACAATATTCATAACTGTACAACAATAAACCATCTACTGGTTTTGATGTAACCACAATGTTAATCATCGTCTATTCACTTTCTAATAGGTACTTGGAGAACCAAGCCTGTTCACGTTTCATCTCTTTATATCTTTGGTTGAACAGATATATTGGAGCGTCTGTTTCATCTAATACAGTTCGAAAGGATACGTATCCATCTTCCTCTGTGTACCGTTTTGGTATTGTATGTTCATAGAGGTATTGATCCATGCCTCGTCTGTAGTACAACAAACAGTACTCCTCGTCTTTATGAAAACGTTCAGTTACGTAAGATGCATCGCCTTCCCAAGATATGATAGAAGAGTTGAGTGGAGTGTGAAACTCTTCACGCCAGTGCGCATGACACACTGTAAAATCTTTTCTTATAAAATGATTGCAGTCACCTTTGATGATTACATCTAAGTCGAAGTATATGTTTTGTCCGTCTTTGTATTTATCAAACATTTGAAGTTTATTGAACACACCATAATCGTCATCGTACAGATCTTCATCTATGCAAACGAACTCATCATAGTCTAATCCTGAGTAAGTGTCAACCATATGTTTCAGATTGTCTTCGTACCACTTATCGTATTTGGTGCCTGTTCGGACACAAATCACTCTTAACATTACTTAACCCTTGTATATTGATCGAAGTATTTCCATGTATGGGGTAGATTGTCTTCATGGGTGAAGTGAACGAGTTTGATCTCTTCATTAAAATCACCAAACCACGCATACTCTAAACCAGTAGCGTGGGCATATTTTGCGTTGAAATGTTTTTGCCATTGAGTGTATACTATGGGTGACATATTATCATCACTCAACCATCTTGTTTGCCATGCGTTAGGAAGTGTAATAAGTTCAAGTTGTTCCTTAACTGCGTCTTCAACAAAATACTGTTCACCATTAACTGGGCCACTTGTAATTCCTGCACGGATATACAGACTTTGGAAATGCTGTGGATCTGACATAAACTTTTCGTAGATGTAGTTACAGTCTTTAGGATAGTATTTGTAGAACCCACCGTTAATAGAATAGTCTGGATGTAGAGTATCTCTCCACCAGGCTCTCATTGCAAGAAACTGACCACGTTCAACTGGGTGATCGAATACTTTCTTAAAATCGTTGATGAGTAGAAGATCAATATCCATCACGCACACTGGTTCTTCATCTGCAAGGTTCATCACAGACATTTTATTCCACTGTAGTTTTACTGAGGGATCGTATGCTTCTCGAATCCAAACGAGTTCGTAATCATCTCCAAGTTTGGATTCTAAATAATCTTCGTATTCGGGACCATACTTATTCCCGATTCTCACAACAAATATTTTCATAGTATAGTTTATTCACTTTCAGGTTCAGGTGTCTCTTCTACTGGTGCTTCAATTGCAGTAACAATGTCTAAAACTTCTTTGTAAGTTTTTGCCTGACGAATTTTTCTTTTGAGATCACTGTCTTCACAGTTTACAACAACCTCTTGATCAAAAGCTTCGATCTTGAATTTGAATAGTTCTTCTGCAGTAATATCTGCTTCAGTCATTGCCAGAAGACCGTAGATTTTCTTGAAACCAAGTTCTGTACTGTCAATAATACCTTCACGTTCGGCAATTAACATAACTTCTTTCTCGAAACCTTTACGGGCACGACGACGATACTCACGTGTCGCTTCTTCGATTTTATCTTCATCCCAACCCTCTGCAACGAGGTCACGATAGTTCGCATCCTTCTCGTCCACAGGACAGAAGAACCTACGGATTTTGTCATCTCCGCCACGCCATTCAATATTAATAATTGTTTTCTCTTGGTCAAAATAGAAAACATCAATGATGTTGTTACTAAATTCCGCCATTTTCCACTCCTTAAGTTCGTGTCACGTATAATCCATATGTGGATATCGTTGTTGCTACCCCATTTGGGAATTCTTGTGATCTGTAATCGTCTGCGCCTACAAATCTAGTTGTATATCCTGTTGCACTCGCACCATTCAATCTAGTGTCTACCATTGCTGAACCAGATAGTGTTCCAGATCCATCAGGTGCTTTCACAAAGTAGGATAGTTGATATCCTGCTTCTGACTCTGCTGCGTATTTGACAAACCCCCCAAGGAAATTGTCCCAAGTTGCGGCAGGTGGTGCTCTTAGATCTGTAACGCCACCAGTAATATCAATAGCGAGAGGAATAATAGCACCTGCAGTTGCGTCACCATCAAACCTATGCAAGTAATAATTATTTATGTCGATTGGTTGATCTAACGATTCGGGAATACCTGTTGATGTGAGCAGTGTTGTATCTGCACGAGTATCAGTGAAGATAGGATCTGCTGATACCAGAGTTGCACCTGCCAAAGAGTTGGAAGTACTGATCGTGTAAGATCCACCCTTCTTACCAGTATCTGCCTCTCCATTACCTGATGCGATCATACCAATCGCTTCATCAACAAATGTATCAATCATATCTTGTTGCGTCATCGCTCTGACTTCACCTGCTGTGGCATCCCAATAAACTGGATAACTGAGGTTCGCATCTGAAGGATAAGTTTGTGGTCCGTTTGTTGTCTGTGAAACGTGATCAAATGTTAATGGTGTGACTTGTGATATATTAGCAGTGCTTGCTTCATTCACGTATGTTACGGTTCCAATTGATGCGGCACCTGCTTGCATTCTCGTGTCAGTCAATACATCTCCTGCAGTTCCATTTGCCGCAACACGACTGAGAATAACAGAAGGGTCAAGAGAGTATCGATAAACCATTCGTTCGCAGACATCGGTAATCTGCGCTGCAGTCATCGATCTCATATCGTTGTTTACTGTGTCCCAATATAGTGGCGAACGTACTGTCATATCGTTTCCTTACGCTCGTTTACAAGTTAAATAGTATGTGGTCAAAACAGTCTCAACTCCATTCGGAAACTCTTGTGTAATATAAGAGTCGATGTTAAGGAGACGTTGTTTATAACCTCTGGAAGATAGACCTGAAAGACGAGTATCAATCATCGTACCTCTTCTGTTTGATGCAGTAGAAGTTTCTGAGATTGCATAGACGATTTTATTTCCAGTTTCTGTCGCTGCATGTCTGATTGCAGGACCTAGTAACGCATCTAATTTAGTGTTATTATATTCTTGGATCATCGGATTTGTAGCATTTGTTAGATACATTGGTCTCACTGTTGGAGCAGGAGCAGTTGCAGAAATACCATATTGATAGAGGTAATATGTTTCTTCTGTTTTAGGTCTGTCTCTCACGGTATCTGGTAATGCGCTTGCGGCAGGGAATGCATCTACATCGGCAATCGTGTTTATGAATATTGGATTTGCGCTTACTCTTACTAAGGCATTTGGTACTGTTGCACCTGCTTCTAAGATCTCGTAAGTACCTGCTTTTTCAGCGTTGGAAGAACCACTTGTCGTTAACTTAATAATTGCAGGTTCAATAAAAGTATCAATGAAATCTTGTTGCGTCATAGATCTGATGTTATCATTACCATCAATGTAGGTAGGATATACAATGCTATTAGTGTCTGCAGGATATGAAGTACCACTTGCAGTTCCCTTAGATATGTGATCGTAAGTCGTTGAGACCTCTTCGATGTTAGGTGTTTCATCCGCTCTAGCAAATCTATCTACTCTAGAAACGGATACCCCAGCTTTAAATCTGGTGTCTTCCATTGCAGACAGGTTACCAGATGCAGTTACGTATGACAATGTGGCAGACGGATTCTGCCCGAACAACCAAATTGCACGTGACTGAATCTGTTCTACATGAGCAGCAGTCATCGGTTTGAAACCGTCACTTGCCCAATATAGTGGAATTCTTACTGTCATTGTTTCGCCTTCCGACTATTATGCTTCAGGAGGACCAAATACAGTTTTTAATTTAGTGCCTGCAGAATTATAAATTATCAGTTTATTATCTGCCACTCTGATTGCATCTTCGATTGTCTCGTTGGAAGTTGCATCAGTACCTTCTATATTTTCTAGTTCTTTTCCGTCATCTATAACAGTTACGGTTCCAACTTTGAAAGCCATGATGATGTCCCTTTAATATCTTGCGGTTATTATTCATCTCGAAATTATTTATGCAATATGTAAAATGTCCACACTTCTGTTGCTAGGCAGTGGACTCTCCCCCTGTGATTACGCCGCTAGACGTAACTCAGATGGTGCGAAATTATCATTTGCACTTGTAGTTTTTGACCGAATAACGTAGGTCAACACGATAATCTCCACTCAACTAGCCCGTCTGTCGATCCTAGTTCATCCCCATCAAAAGCACACTCAGTAAATGTGTTTATGGTGGAGATGTGGGGTACTGCCCCCCAGTCCAGTCCGTCTTCGAATCGCTTCATCGATTACATCTTTACTTATACTCTATCATACTGCATTTGTCAATACCTAATCTATCTATTTATAAATAGTCTCGTGAATTCTTCGGCATGATTGATCAACATTATAAATCAGGAGATATTTATGTCAGAAGACAATAAAAAGACCATCGACGCATCTGCAGTAGCAGGAATGGATGTGAACGGTGATGGACACATTTCAGCAGAAGAACTGGAAATGCATTTAGAGTTCAAACGCAAAGCGCTTGAAGATCAAGATGCACAAAGAGATGCCATGAGAAACATGACATGGTTTGCTCTAATGGGTATGCTACTTTATCCGTTCGCAATTATCCTTACGTCATATTTAGGTCTAGACCAAGCGGCAAATATTGTTGGTGATATCGCACCTACGTACTTTGTTGCAATTTCAGCTTTGGTTGCTGCATTCTTTGGTGCAGATGCGATCCGCAAGAAATAACAAAAAAGGGGAGACCTTAAAGATCTCCCCCTCATAATATAATGTGTGGGGTGGATTTACTTATTACCACCAAGAAAGCACTTGAAGACTCGTGCAACTCACTTTCTACCCAGATGCAGGCGCTAACCCAGACCGCTAAGTCTCTTCTCTGTTACCTTGATGCCGTCCCCCGACATCGCTTCAGTCACCACGATCTCACTCCGTCGAGTGAAGAAAACTGTGTACCATCGGGCAAATCTATTAATAGTCCCGATGGTAAATGTTCGGCTGTAAGTCAAGAGAAAGAATCTCACCTCAACACTATTGGCGTACCGACATTTTTAAGATCGTTGAGTCGTTATTAACAACTCATATAAACATAATATAGTATTCTTTCACATTTGTCAAGCTCTAATTTACGTTTTTTTAAACTTTTTTTTATTATCCTTCCCAACGGTAATAAATGTGTGCACCCAAACGTCCAACTTGTTGTAACGTACGTGCCCAACTAGGGTTCACATAGGTTGCGTGATAATGGGTTGCACCCTCAGTGATACCACGGTAACGATTAAACTCAAGCATTTGATATGCGATCAACTGCGATTCGTTCCACAGATCATCGTCTTGTGGATTGTCTGCTTTACCGTCACAGTACCAAGAGAACTGACACTTGTTACGTTTCATTTGACCATTACTATGTTGTTGTCCCTGTTTGACAACTTCACATATTGTATTGGGGTAACGTGTATCGAGCATACGATTGATAACTACGTCTGCAACACCAGCTTTATCTGCTAGGTTACTACTACGTGCTTCATAGTATATGTTCAAAGATAGACATACATGTTCTTCTTGTTCAAAGATCATTTCTTGTTGTGCTGCTTGCACTACTGGAACTGCAAGACCACTCATTACGATTGCACCTGTCATTGCGGCACTTATCACATTCTTTAACATTATTTTAACCTGCTCAATTTGATTCGTTTTTGTACAATCAATGTACCATACTACTAAACACTTGTCAACCCCTTTTCGCATAAATATAACGAATGTAAGGAGACATATCAATGCCACATGAAATTAGATTCACAACAGACCCTAGTCTCGCAACGCACGATGACATCCCAGTAGAGGATGCTGTTACACCTGCGGCACACGCAATCTTCGAAGCTTATTTGGCAGATGGAAGAATAACGAACTCTGTGAGAGAGAACGAAGATGCAATCGCAAACACATACGATAGTATCATCACTTTTGTAGACGAAGCAACCTGTGACGCATACCTAGCCGAAATGGAAGGTATAAACGAATTCGATAAGAGTGGTGCGTCAAGAACCAATCTTTCAAGAGGTGATGTAGATTAATGAATAAAGATGAATTATTGAGTGCCATACAAGGCACAAACCCCTGTCAAAGAAACTGGGATCATTCCCAGACTATTCCTACAGAAGATGTCAATTTGTTATTGGAGTCTGTCAAACAGGCACCAACAAAACAGAATGAAACCAATTACAAGATATATTGGACAACTGACAGAACGAAGATCCAAGAGATCTACGAGAGAACACCGTACTTTGCAGTATACGATACTGATGGATCAACACCTATCAACGAGAGAGGTGACACTCCACCAGAGTATAATGTAACTAACCCACAAGTAAATGCCAATATGATCATTGCCATATGTGATGATTGGGATCAAGAACTCTCACGAGGACGCACACATATGGTTGTTGATGATGATACAATCGAAGAACATCTCTACACGCATATTGTTAAGAACAGAATTATGGATATTGGTGTTGGTATTGCATTAGG